GGCACCGTAAGCGACAAGTTGCATAAGACCTCCTCCCATTTTAAATTTTTATTTTATAATCTATAGAAAGAAAAAAATTTACGAAATAAATTAAAATTAAATTAAAAATAAATAATTAAATTGAATAATTAAAAAAATTATACTAAAAATAAAGAAATTAAGTGTTTAAAACCATATATGTCCCTATTTTTAGTATAATTGTTTTATATTTTTTTATATTTTTAATAAATAAATTATTTAGATTTTAATTAGAGAATTTTTTTATAGTATATTTTTTTAATGAGATTTTTTTTATAGTATATTTTTTTAATGAGATTTTTTTTATAGTATATTTTTTTTATTAGAGATTTTTTTGATTAGGGATTTTTTAAAAGTTTTTAACATTTACCAAATTAAAAATTTATAAAAAAGTAATAAATTATTTGCTATTTAAACAGAATTAGTTAGAATTAGTTGGAATAAGCTAAGCCACCCATACCACTCATGATACGAAGAACGTTGTAGTTGACAGCATAGATATTGGCAACGGTGACATTACCATCGAACTTAAGAAGAGCGTTATCGATACGACTAAAGTTGCAAGTTCCACTAGGCTGGTGTTCTTCAGGCTTAAGAGCAAAAGAATAGACATTGACACGGTTAGTCATTGTAGAAGTGCGGGCTTGTGCTGAGTTGCCATTATCAATTATAAATACATTAAATAAACCAGTTGATGCAGCAGTTACAAGTGTTCTAGGAACAGCTTCGGAACTTGTTGGAGTAGTCATACTAAGAGTGACTTGATTACCAGCTACTACCCCAGCAGTAGTGACTGTTGCAAAATAGGTAACTCCAAGGACTCCGTTTGCGGCATTCGCAGCAGCAGTTGTGCAGACAATAGCTAATTGTGTTCCTGCAGCAAATTCACCTGCTGTTGGTGGTGCTCCTACTCCAAAACCAATGACACAATCAATACCATTTGCTGTAATAACTAATGAATCGTTAGCTGCGACTACGGCATCACCTAAACCTGCTGCGGTATGATTAGTTGGTGTAGTGAAAGTAATTTGTCTATCCAATAAACTAGTTTGGGCAGCAGAAGGTAAGTTCTGGCGGGGGACAGCAGTGTGGTGATCGAAGGGCTGGCGAAGCTGGAAGTATTCGCGATGTTGTTGAGAAAAGCGATCATGACCATTAAGCTTAAGATTAGCTTTTTGGGTACGGATTGAAGAATTATCAGTCCAGACAAGTTCCTTAACGGGGTGGTTTAAGTTAAGAGTGTAGCTAGTAGATTCAGTACCTTCAACCTGGTGCTGAACCTGTTCGATAAGGTATTCGTGGCTAATCTGGGCAAATCGGCGACGCTCATCAGTATCAAGGTAGATGTATTCACAGAAGACTTCACATTCAGCATTTGCACCAACATCATTTCCCCTTCCCCACTTAAACTTAAGCTTGACTTCATGGTATTGAAGAGCAATCAAAGGAAGAGCAAGACCAGGGTTGCGACAGAACCAGAACTGAAGAGGAACCTGAACTAAGTTCTCAACACCAGTAGTACTACTACTACCAACACATCCACTCATAGCCTTAAGAGGTAAAGCCTTAGTTTCATCAGTGCTAAGTTCATTCCATACATTCATCCATTCTTCAGTTTGTTTATCTACACGCTGACCACCAATTTCAAGTTCAACTTCATTAACAAGTTTAGAACCATCAGTTACATTATTATCTCTAGTGACAACATAAATACGACCTACAAGATCACCATTACGAGAAATAGTGCAGCTAGCATTACTATTACTAGTAGCATTTAAAGTGGTAGTTCCGTCAAGAGTCTGCTGAATAGTCTCCATAGAGAAATTCGTGTGGCGACGATAGACGACCTTAAAGAAAGTAATTTGAGGGTTGCCGGTAAGATAAATATCCTGGGCACCATAAGCGACAAGTTGCATAAGACCTCCTCCCATTTTAAATTTTTATTTTATAATCTATAAAAAGAAAAAAATTTTCAAAAATAAATTAAATTAAAATTAAATTAAAATTAATAAAATAAAATAAAATGGGTTAAATTATTTTATTATTAAATATTTTTTCTTTTATTAATTTATTTTTATTTTAATTTTTTAATATTTAAAAAATATTAATATTTTCGTTATTAGATAATTCTAGTAATTAGATAATTCTAGTAATTAGATAATTCTAGTAATTAGATAATTTTCGTTATTAGATAATTCTAGTAATTAGATAATTTTCGTTATTAGATAATTTTCGTTATTAGATAATTTTCGTTATTAGATAATTTTCGTTATTAGATAATTCTAGTAATTAGATAATTTTCGTTATTAGATTATTTTCGTTATTAGATTATTTTCGTTATTAGATAATTTTCGTTATTAGATAATTTTCGTTATTAGATAATATTCGTTATTAGATTATTTTCGTTATTGGGTAATTATAATTATTAGATTAATTTAAAATTTTGTAAAAATAAGTAAAGTGTAAAAAAATATAATAGTTAAAATTAGTAAATTTAAAATTTTTAATTGGAGAAAGCAACACCACCCATCCCACTAGTGATACGGAGAACATTATAATTAATAGCATAAACTTTAATAGTTCTCTGAACGTCTGCAGTATGATTTACGGGATTAAAAGTAAATAATAAATGAGAACTATCTAACCGACTAAAGTTACATGTACCACTAGGTTGATGTTCATAAGGTCTTAATGCAAAAGAATAAGAATAAATAGTTTTAAGTGTAGAAACTTTTGAATGTTGATAATGCTGTACTAATCTAAAATAGTCTGCGTTTCTTTCTTTAAAACGGTCTGAATTATTAAGAACTAATTTTGCGGTTTCAAAAGTATCGATATTATTAGCCGTACTACATACATATCTTAATTTTTCATTACCATTTAGAGCATTAGATGTTAAATAAGTATTATCTTGAATTACCCAATAAATAGATTTAACAGGGTGATTATAATTAATATTTACTTTTTTAGAAGTAGCATTAATAGGAATCGTTTCTGAACCTAAGTGTTGAACCTGTTCAATAAGATATTCATGTCTAATCTGAGAAAATCGACGACGTTCATCAGTATCAAGATAAATATAATCAATCCATAAACTGCATGATGTAATGGTAGCAATATCACCATTATTATCTTGAACTGGATTATTTAAAATAATATCAGATTTTACAAGATTATCTAAATTTTCAATTTCTAATTTAAATACAACTTCATGATATTGAAGAGAAATTAATGGTAATGCTAAACCAGCATTACGATTAAAAAAGAATTGTAAAGGAACATAATATCTTGATGGATTTGATGAATTTTCTATAATAGCAGCATTTGTTTCAAAATTTCCAATCATTTTATCATAACTTATTTTTTGATCAGTCCCAATATTTAATTCAGACCAAATATCTAACCATTCACCATAATGAGAATCTATTAATTGTCCACCAATAAAAAGTTCTAATTTTTTAATCATTGCATTACCAAAATTATTAACCCAATGAACAAAAGTAGAAGCACTACCGTTATTACCAACTTGTATTAAACCAGGTAATTCAACTTGCAGATACATTCTATTAACTAAATCTCCATTCCGAGATAATTCACAAGTTATAGTATTTCCAAAATTTACACTTCCATTAAAAGTTTGTTCGATAGATTCAATTGCAAAGTTTGTATGCCTTTTATAAACTACTTTAAAAAAGGTAATTTGTGGATTTCCAGTTAAATAAATATCTTGGGAACCGTAAGCTACAATTTGAATAAGACCACCTCCCATTTTAATTTTTATTCTTTTATTAATAATGTTAATAGAAAAAAATTTAAATTTAAAAATTAAAATAATTATTTTATTATTATTGGTTTTAATTTAAGACTTAATTAGTTGGAGTAAGCTAAGCCACCCATACCACTCATAATACGTAAAACATTATAATTAACTACGTAAATTTTAAGAATCTTATCATGTGTATTATGATAACTAGAAAAAGTAATATTCATAACAGCATTATCAATTCTACTAAAATTGCAAGTACCACTAGGTTGATGTTCATTTGGTTTAATTGCGAATGAATAATTATAAATATATTTTCTAGGACAACTATCAAAATGCTGATAAGATTGAACTTTTCTAAAATAATCTGCATCTCTTACACTAAAGCGATCATGTCCATTTAATTGAAGTTTCATATTAGAAAATGTATCTCTTTTAAATGCGTTTAATGTATATTTAGGAACTATAGAATACGGTAATTCATAAGTTAAGGGGTTTGAATTATTTTCCGTCCCCAAATGTAAAGCTTGATCTTGTACAACCCAATGTATAGACTTTACAGGATGGTTTAAGTCTAAAGTTATTTTTTTATTAGTAGCTCCTACTTCAATTACTTCATTACCAACAAATTGTACTTGTTCAATTAAATATTCATGGCTTACTTGTGCGAATCGACGTCGTTCATCAGTATCTAAAAATACATAATCAACAAAAAATGCACAAGATGTAAAATTAGGAGTAGTAATAGTATTTCCATCAGTATGATGACACTTGTTAAATTCTCTGAAATCAATATTTATTTTAACTTCGTGGTATTGTAATGCTATTAAAGGAAGTGCTAATCCAGGATTTCTGTTAAAAAAAAATCTTAATGGTGTGTAAAATGTTCTTTCTACACTAGCATTATATTTTAAACCATTACTAGAATTAGAATTACCAACCATTAAATCATAAGCGGATTTGGTATTATTTAAAACATTTAATTCAGACCATATATCTAACCATTCCGCATAATGTTTATCTATTTCTTGTCCTCCAATTTCTAAGGTAATAGTATCTAATAATGCGTTTCCTATACCATTAACCCAATTAGCATAAGTTCCTGATATAGGTGTAATTGCAGGTAATTTTGTTTGAAGATACATATTTGTAATTAAATCACCATCTCTTTTTATATTACAAGACACCTTAGAACCAAAACCAGTTGAACCATTAAATGTTTGTTGTATTGACTCTATACTAAAATTAGTATGACGTCTATATACTACTTTAAAAAAAGTTATTTGTGGATTTCCTGTTAAATAAATATCTTGTGCCCCATAAGCTACTAACTGCATGAGACCGCCTCCCATTTTATTATTTTATTTATATATTTAAAATTAATAAAGAAAATAAAAACAATAATTAAATTTATACAATATTCTTTTTATATTTTAAAAAAAATATATCTAAAATATATCTAAAATATAGAAAATTATAGAAACTTATTTTTATTGATTATTATTTAATACATTTTGTTAATTATTAATATTAATAATAAGGTGGAAAAGAATGCTCTAGTATTATCTCAGAATCCATATTTATTTCAATTGGTAAAATACAGGGACAACAATAACACTCTTTAGTTAAATCTTTAATTTTTTCTTCTTCGTCGGTTGTATCATCTGATAAAATATTTTCTATTTCGCATTCATCAAATTTTTCATACATATCACTAATTATTTGCTTTTCATTATATAATTTAATCATTTCTTCTGCTTCTTCTTTAAATTTTTTAAATACTTTTATAACTGCTATTTCAGCGTTTTTTTTTTCTTTAAAAATTTGGAATTTATGTCTATCAAAAGAACCATAGCTATTACAATAAGATAAATTTAATATCCACATACAGAATGTTATAGAACTTTTTGCTACTTTTTATTGTAATTTTATTGTAATTTTATTGTAATTTAATTTCAATTATTTTAAACAAATTTCTAGTTAATCTTTTAAACAATTTTATTTCTAATTATTTTATTTCTAATTATTTTATTTCTAATTATTTTATTTCTAATTATTTTATTTCTAATTATTTTATTTCTAATTATTTATTTTTTTAAATAAAATTGAATTAAATTTGATAAATTGTTAAATTACAGATACCAATTCAAATTGAAATAATTGTCATTAGCTTTTGCTTTATAACAAGTATCCTATTTGCAATTGAGAAATTTTAATTTAAAATTTAATAAAAAAAAAAAATCTAAAAAAAAATCTTTGTAATCTTTAAAAAATCATGCAGGTTTTTGTAAAAACTCTTACAGGAAAAACTATTACTCTAGATGTAGAGCCAGCCGATACTATTGAGAATGTAAAGGCTAAGATTCAGGATAAGGAGGGTATCCCTCCGGATCAACAGCGTCTTATTTTTGCTGGGAAGCAACTGGAAGATGGTCGTACTCTTTCTGACTATAATATTCAAAAAGAAAGCACCCTTCATCTTGTGCTACGACTTCGTGGAGGTTTCTAATTCGTATATTTAACTATTTAAATTATTAATTATTAACTATCTTAAAAATAAAAAAAAAAATCTTAAAATAATTTACATTAAGTATATTTTATAATATTATAATTACTAAAATATTAATTTTATATATTATGTTTTTTTTAATATTTTGTAAATATTTTATAGATATTTTTAATATTTTATATATATTTTTGATATTTTAAATATTTTTTTTATATCATTTATAATGTCCAATCTATAATAACATACCAATTTTTTACATCTCTTTCCTCCTTCTTACACTTAATAGAAATATCCATATCTATAAACTTTTTTTGTAAAGCATCATGAAATTCTTTTCTAATATGTTCTTTTTCTATTTCTTCATATGAAAATTCATCCTCGGAAGGAAAATGTGATGCTATTCTCTCTTTATAATGAGTACTATTGTTATCATTTTTGCCTAAAAACTTAGCCACATTAAATAGTAATTTGGCAGCATACATATTGATTTTATTATTTATTTTCCAATGAAGAGCCATCTCTTTAGAAATATATTTTAGTGGCTTACTAGCAGAATCCATATTTATAGTGTTGGTTTTTAAATAAGTATTTTTTAACTGTCTTTTATAATATGTTTTTTTTTGAAAATAGTTGATGCTTTCAGTTTAATATCTGATTATTATCGAATTATTATTGAATTGTTTTATTTATCTAAATATAATTCAATTTTTTTGTTTTTATATTTTTTAAAAAATAAATCAAAAAAATAATAGTAAAATTAAATTTTATCTGATATTACATTAACTATAGATGTCAAATAAAGTAAATTCATATTTTATTAATAATTTATTTAACTCTAATTCCAATTGTATATTTTTTAGTAAAAATATTAATTATATAAATTATATATTTCTAGTTGTAGTAAATAGTTTTATATTTATTATTAATCGTGTTTTATTAACCAATACAAATTTTACTGACTATCGCAAAAAAACTTTAGCAGCTACATTTGAACAATTAATAAGATGTGCTATTTATTCCACATTTGTATTTCTACTATCTAATTTAAGTAAAAATTATAATTATATTATTGCTATCATTTCATTTATAACATGTATAATTTATACTGTTATTTCTGAATATTTTCTATTCAGTATTAATACATTTCTTAGCACAGAGGATATTGGTGCTTTAATTATATCATGTATATTTATCTTAATATTAGTAGCAACAATTATATTAAATTTATATAAATCCAGTAAATGCAGACAATTAATAAATTATATAATTCTGATATTTTTAATATTATTATTAGTAGTGCCTTATTACTTTTTACCTAAACATAACAAGGAATATGTGCACTTACATCATTGGTATTTTTGTATGTTATTAGCATTATTAATTAGATATGATGGATTAGTCAATAATATTATGATTGGAATTTTATTAGGTTTAATGGTGCAAGGCTTATCTTCCTATGGAGATGATTTTATTATAGAAAGGCAAATATTTTTAAATAAAACTAAAAAAGGGTTTATATTATATGATAAAAAATTTGATTTTGATAGAGATACTTATTTTAAAATTGTAGTAAAAAATAAATAGAATTATAGATGTCAAATAAAGTAAATTCATATTTTATTAATAATTTATTCCAAACTGTATGATAGATGATTTAGCCAGTAAATTTGAATAAATACTTGGACTGATTCTAACTTCAAAAAAATCACCACCAGAAACTCTATTAATTTCATTTAACATTTTAATTTTTTTATCCTCATCTAATACTTCTAATACACAACTTTCAAAAATAACATAACTATTATCTGGTTTCTTTTGTAATACAT